TTGATCTAGATTGTAGTACGGGCTGGCGTATCGCTGGACATCTTTTTGAAAAAGTTAAGACAGACTACAAGATTGGGCGTCTTATAGAAAACAAAGGACACACGCCTTCGACTAATCTAACATTGCGAGCTATTGACGGCGGCTCCATGGAAAATAGAATACGCCTTGAGGCTGAACAAGAGCCATATTATGGAAAAATATCAGATAGAACAATGGCATCAATTACTACTAATATACCAATTGATGATGAACAGTACGTAGCTGACAAATTTAACGAACAAATCGAACAATTAAGAACAAAATACCATAGCTTGTTTTTAACAAACTATAGAAACTCTAGCAAATCTTATGCGCGAAAAAGAATTTCATATACACTCGCGTTCAATATGATTAAATCAATTTTAAAAAATAAGGAAACAAATGAATAAACAAACACAAAAAACCATGTTCAGCTCTAAAACTGGCAACTGGGCAACACCACAAGAATTTTTTGACAAACTCAGCTGGCGCTTTGGTCCGTTTGACTTAGACCCGTGCGCAAGCCCACACAATACGAAGTGCGCCAACTTTTTTACAGAGGCAGAAAATGGTTTAGAAAAAGATTGGGAGGGGTTTACATGTTTTGTTAACCCTCCATATGGAAGAGGTATTGACAAGTGGATCGAAAAAGCTTATAATGAAGCTAAGAAGTCTGACACAAAGGTTGTTATGCTCATCCCGGCGAGAACAGATACAAAATATTGGCACAACTATGTTATGAAGGCATCCGAAATTCACTTTGTCAAAGGACGCCTTAAGTTTGGAGACAGCGATAACTCCGCGCCGTTTCCCTCCGCAGTCGTTGTGTTTGATGGTGGAGAAGAACTTTGGAGAGTAGAAGGAATTAACAGATGACTGAAGAAATTTTACAAGCAGCTATTATGAAACTTAGAGCCCGGGCAACAGAAAGGTTTGGAATCATTAAAGACCTATATCATAGGCCCGCCACCACAGAAACAACTGATCAAATTGTCCAACACGCAGTGGCCCTAGCGCAACTTGAAGGGGCTATGATTACATTGCAGCAATACTCCGGACAGTTAGCTAAACAAACAGAAGACGAGGCGGTGTCAAACACACCAGAAGAGCCACCAACTGAAGTCGAGGTTGAAGAGGATGAGGAAGACCCGCTTGAATCGGCGGCCGTCCTTGATCATGAAGAACTCATGAAGCGTTCACCGACGTATAGAAGAACTTCGAAGAAAAACAAGACTGAGGATGAAGACAGTGAATCGTAAGCAACGCCGAGCGCTCAAAAAGAACAAAACGGATATTTCTGAAAAAGTGGCACTTTTTGATAAGTTACCTAATGAGTGCTTGGCGTGCCAAAAACCGTTCGATAAGAAAAATCGTGAGATGGTTTTCACATGGAACGTCGTAATCAGAGAAGGAAACACAGTAAGACTATATTGCCCTGAATGCTGGAGCATGGCCACCGACACAGTAAAAAAATACCATAAGGAGAAAAACAATGAGTGTGAATAGGATATCAGCCCAAGGATTAGAACAAATCATAAACAACCGAGTATTATCACCAGTCACGTGTATAATCAAATTTTATTCTAATGGTTGTCATTTGTGTCATAACTTACAAGAATATTATGTTGACCTATCGGATCGGTATGAGTTAGATCCAAAGATAGTGTTTTATGCTTATAATGTGGATGACGATCCATCTGTCGAAAAGAGATTGAAGTTTGATGGTGTTCCAACCATTGTAGCAATAAACCCCGATCCTGACGCCCCACCTAAAAAAAGAGCACAGTGCATGATTTTAGAAGAACCTGAAGAGCCTCATCCTAAAACTTGGTACAAAGTAAAGAACATTAAAGAGTTTATTGACAACGTGAGGGTAAAGTGAACAATAAGATTAATGTATCGTATGATGATGTTTTACTTAAGCCACAATACTCAAACATACGAAGCCGCTCTGAAATAGATATATCAACCGATCTTACCAAAGAATTGCATTTATTGTTACCAATCATAGCTTCTCCGATGGACACTATCTCGGAAGGAGCCATGGCTGAAGGTATGTCTCTGGCCGGGGGAGTCGCAGTAGTCCATCGTTATAATTCAATAGAAACACAATCAGAACACATCGCCGTCGCCAGCGGCACTGGCGGCCGAGTAGGTGCCGCGATAGGTATTTCCGGGGATTATCTCGAAAGAGCAGCCGCGGCCAATGAAGCCGGCGCCGTTTTTATATGTGTTGATGTCGCTCATGGCCACCATATCATGATGAAAGAGTCTTTACATGAACTGCGCACCCTTCTAGGAGATGATTATCACATTATGGCTGGTAACGTAGCGACCATAGAAGGAATTAGTGATCTTGCAGACTGGGGAGCCGATAGTGTGCGTTGCAACATAGGGGGAGGCTCAATATGTTCAACCAGAGTACAAACAGGCCATGGAGTACCGGGCCTTCAAACTATAATAGAATGCGCTAAGACTGACAGAAACGTCAAGATAATTGCAGACGGTGGTATTAAAAACTCCGGAGATATCGTCAAGGCATTAGCCGCCGGCGCAGACGCAGTAATGTGCGGCTCTCTATTGGCCGGCACCTCCGAAACGCCGGGAAGTATAGTTAAAGATTTAAGTGGTAATTCATGGAAAGAATACCGAGGAATGGCATCCAAAGAAGCTCAAATTCAATGGAGAGGGAAATATTCTTCATTCGAAGGAGTATCCAGTAGGGTTCCTTATCGTGGGCCTGTTGCAGCTGTCTTACAGGATCTAGAAAGAGGTATTCGATCCGGGTTTTCATATTCAGGAGCCCGCAACTTGTTGCAATTGCATTCAAAGGCCGAGTTTATAGTGCAGAGCACTTCAGGTCTTTCCGAGAGTAGGACTCATATCAATACGAGGCAATGGTGATGACAAAAGATATAAACTATGGTAAACTAACCAAAAGGATAGTATTCACAGAAAATGATCATCGCCACGCACAGTTGATATTGAAATTAAAACACGCCGGATTAAAACAGTCTGATTTTTTTAGAGCTATTGTGTCGGCATACTTATCAGGTGACAACAGAATACAATCTTATGTTGACGAAATAAGTTCGTTATCAAAACAACGTAAAGAAAAATCTAAAAAACTACAACAATCAGGCGATCAGACTGCTAAGGATTTTGGTTTTACAGATGGGGAAATAGAAAACATATTCGATCTCATAGAAGAGGAGCATCCTGAATTATGACAAAGGACGGACTAAAACAATGCTCTCGCGAATGTATAAAATTAAAAACAGCATGCCCAAATAAAGATTGCAGGCTGTGGATAGATTTTAAAAACGAGTATAATTGTACTCTCATTTCTATTTACGAAAACGGTTCGATGACTTTGCGACAAATCGCTGAGCGCTCTGGTATATCATTTGCAAGAGTAAAACAAATTGAAACCAAGGCTCTAAACAAGATAAAGAATCTTAAAATTCTAAGTTGTTTTGAATTTT